TTTTTACGTCTTTTGTTTCTGGAACGGGAGCCTCTCATCAGACAGGAACTTATGGGCAAGATCTGACTGAAAACGCTATCGGAGTTCTTCAATCTGACACTGGAACAGTGTCCAACGGAAGAGCTGGTCTTGGAACAGTGTCTGGCTTAATTGGACGAGCTGGAGCAGCGAGATTCGTGTATGAGGCAAGACACGCACTCGAGCAGCTTTCAACTTTGACTGAGACTTTTGTTTTTAGATGCGGATTGACTGACTCGTTTTCTGTCACCGGCGAAGGCACAAACGGTATGTATTTTAGATATACCGATCTACAAAACGGCGGTCGATTTTTAGCTGTTTCGCGCGTGGCGGGCACAGAAATTCAAGCCGTGGACACGGGATTCAGCCCTGATTTAGATTATCACATTTATAGAGTTGAGTTGTCTGAAAACGGACAACAAGCATTGTTCCATATTGACGACGTTTTGGTAGCCACGATCAACGCTCCAAACTTACCAGGCGGCGGAAACCCCTTTGGCGCAGGATTTAAAATTGAAAAAACAGTCGGCGCAACGCAAAGAAACATGGACACCGACTGGATGAAATTTGTGATTGAAAGAACTTCTGGAAGGTAATGAATGAGTTTGGATTACGAAGATTATCTTTCGAATTCGTCCTATTTGGCTGACAACGAGGCAAGAAAAGACTTTGGCGCAAGGCTTATGCTCGCCTTTAAGCAAAAAAACATCTCAGAGTCTATTCAATGGTATCAAGCAATACATCTTCACCATAGGCTAAGAGATTGGAAAGTCACTTTTCCCGAGGCTCTTGGTGGTATTGAGAAGAGAGTCGATATTATCAACATGATTTACGCCGGAGATATTGAAACAGCAACACTTTCGGCAATTTACGGCGAGGCAGACCCGATGACATCTCCGGAGCATTGGCTGTCACAAGAAAGACTCAATTGGGTTGTTGCTCAAATGAAAGCATGGCTCGGATGGCCTTAAAATTTTGGATCATAGAATGCACAGCAAACAGAAAGTTCAATCCTCTGGCGAGGCTGATCATGGCTTTTCAGAAGATTGATTTCAGTCACGTTGCATTAATGATTGAGGACGAAAACACGGGTCAAAGAACTGTTTATGAGGCCGTGTTTCCGCGCGCGCGCAGACTGAGCTATGACAGTTTCTTGAGTCAATATAAATTGGTCCGGTGTTATAGATTGATTCCGCCCCAGATTCCACAGCACGAGGTTCAAATGTTCGCCGATAATCTTGTTGAAAACAACTCTCATTACAGCTTTGCGCAGTTGATTTTAATACAAATCCAGAACACCTTCAGCAAATGGTCTAGGCATATTGGGCGCATCATTCTCAATCATAAAAAGGGCATGGTATGTTCTGAGTTTATTGCTCTTGTTTTGACCAAAGGCTGGCTCGTGTTTTTCAATGAACACTATGACACGATTGATCTCAAAGAGGTCGTGCAAGAGGCTAGAAAAATTGCGGGTGTCTTGTGAAATGCGTTGTTGGCGACAAAATTTCTTTGGCTTTGAAGCTCTGGGACTCCAATCCTGGCGCAAAAGTGCGTTGCGATCTGTACGATTTCAGCGGTCAGCTTTACAAGTCCGTGCATCTTTATTCCGCAGGCGATGGGCTTTATCTCAACACGGACGAAGAAATGCCCGACAAAGCGTTGATTGCAAGCTATAAAATTATAGATTCAGATCAATACGCGGACACAGCCGAACAAATTTTTCCTCTTCCAAAGGTCCAGCCGGCTGAAAAATATGTTACTGGAATGGTCAAGTCAGTTCAAACTATATCCGAGTATATTGTTGGAGTCGTGAAATGAAATTAAGAATTGTGAATCAATTTGGAGCTCCTCTGTGTCTTCAAGGCGCGGATTCGATCAAAATTCAAATTCCATACGAAAACGGACACGTTCTGGAGAAATCTAACGTGCGAATCATAGACGCCAACGAGGGAAAAATTGCGCTTGACCTGGAAGATTTTGAAATTCAGGGTTTAAAAGAAGGCGAAAAGCAAAATTTCATGGCAGAAATTCGATTTGGTGACGACGTTCACCACGTTTTGTTTGAAAAAGGTCTAAACGTAAGGTTGCAAAATGACAGGAAGGTCATCGCATGACGCCAAAAGTAGAAGTCAAATCATTCGAGCTAGAGATCAAAGACGCAGACAGCAACGGAATGATTCGTGGATTCGCGTCCACGTTCGGAAACGTCGATCTGGGAATGGACGTTGTGGACAAGGGCGCGTTCAAGAAGTCCATCAAGGAGTCGAAGGGCTTGTGGCCGATCTTGGCGGATCACGACCCATCGAAGCAGATTGGTTGGAACCTAAGGGCAGAAGAAGACGAAAAAGGTCTCTACGTCGAGGGAAAACTCGACTTGAATGTGCAAACGGCACGGGAGAAATACAGCCTAGCGAAGACGGCGCAGGAGTTGGGAGCGAAAATGGGGCTGTCGATCGGTTACATGGTCGTAAAGGCCGAACCTGATCGCGAAAAGCCAGTCATCAGACGCTTGAAAGAATTAAAACTGTTCGAATATTCGATTGTGACGTTTCCGATGAACACGGAGGCCATGATTACTTCGGCAAAAGCGCAGCCAGACGAGCTCAAACAAGCCTGGCTGAAAGAACATTTTAAACAATTAAAACAACAAGGGTTTACTGATCTTCAAATCGAGATGGCACTTCATGACGAAGCCGCCCCCGAAAACGATCCGCTGTTAGAGCAATCACTTCGGAAATTGATAGAAACGATTAGAGCCTAAACAATAACACACCAAGGAGTTGGTAAAATGGAATTGAATAAAGTAGTGACTGATATGCAGTCAGCTTTTGCAGAATTCAAAGCGGCGAATGACGCGCGTTTGAAATCTATTGAAAGCAAAGGATATGCTCCGGCGGACCTTCAAGAAAAAGTCGACAAATTGAACGAAGAAGTTCAGAAAAAATCTGAAGAACTCGCGGCAATCAAAACAGCAATGGCTCGCACGCCAGGCGCGGATCAAAAACACGAAAAACGCACCGAGGCCGAGATCAAAGCTGCGAAATTGATGAGCGACTATTTGAGAAAAGGCGAAGGCGAGCGCGAACTGAAAGCTTTGTCTTCTGATTCTGGCGAAGATGGAGGTTTGTTGGTCACTCCGCAAATGTCGTCTGAGATCGTCACAAAAGTTTTCGAAACATCTCCAATGAGACAATATGCTTCTGTGCAAGTTATCAGCACAAGTTCTTTGGAAATTCTCCAAGACCTTGACGAAGCTGGAGCGGGATGGGTTGGCGAAGTTGAGCCTCGTCCAGAGACTGCAACGCCTAAATTGAACATGATCGAAATTCCTGTTCACGAAATCTACGCAGAACCAAAAGCAACGCAACGTCTTTTGGACGACGCAGCCGTCAACATGGAAGCGTGGTTGTCTGAAAAAGTAGCAGATATTGTTGCGCGAATTGAAAATGCGGCTTTCGTGGATGGCGATGGCGAGAAGAAACCAAAAGGATTCTTGAAATACGCTGCCGGAACTGGCTTTGGTCAAATTCAACAAATTATGTCTGGATCTCCAACGACAATCACTGGCGATTCTTTGATCGAGCTCATGTACTCATTGAAAACAGCTTACAAACCAAACGCTCGTCACTTCATGAGCCGAGACGCAATCAAAACCGTTCGTCTTTTAAAAGACTTAGACGGCAGATATTTGTGGGCTCCAGGTCTCGACGGACAAACTGCTGGTTCTGTGCTTGGATATGAAATTGTTGAATTCCAAGATATGCCAACAGTAGCGGGCGGAAACCTTGTGGTTGCTTTTGGTGACATGAGACAGGCTTATCAAATCGTCGACAGAATCGGAATCAGAGTTTTGCGTGATCCGTTCACTGCGAAACCTTTTGTCAAGTTCTATACGACAAAACGAGTCGGCGGCGGAGTTAAAAACTTTGAAGCAATTAAACTTCTGAAAGTTGGAGTGTAATATGTGGAAGAATCAAAAACTTAGACAATATCACAAAATGGTTTTGGCGCCTCAAACTGTTACGGCTGACGTAAACACAGTTGAAGTTGACTGCCAGGATATCAATTCTCTGGGTTTTATCGTATCTGTCGGCGCTTTTGCGTTCAGCAATACGAACAAAATCGGATTGAAATTGCAGCACTCAGACGACAACGTTACTTTTGTTGACGTCACTGAGGTGTATGAAGGCGTGGCTCCTTTGGCAAAAGAGCTAGACACTCCTGCGGAGCAATCGTCATCGCACTTGGTTGAATATCGAGGCGGAAAACGATATGCGCGACTGCAATTAGACGTTTCTGGAACAGTTTCTGTTCCTTGTTGCGTCGTTGCGGTGTCTCAACATCCAGAAAAAATGCCTCCTTTGTAACCAATCTATTTTAGATCTGGTCGAGGCGGGTTGGGGGATAGCCTTTGTGGTGAAATGAGACCCGCCTCTTTTTTGTAGGTGAATGATGACTAAATGGATTTATATGCTGACCAATATGCCGGTCCGATTTGCTGATGGCCGCAATGAAATCTTGCGAGCTGGACTGGGCTATGAACTTGAGGCGCAAGAAGCGCAAAGGTTCATAAATTTTGGATTGGCAGTTCCTATGGAGGAGCCAAAGGATGGCGACAACAAAGTTGTTGGTGCCGCCCGCCGAGACTCCCGTGACAGTCGCAGAAGCAAAAGATTATCTGCGAGTGGACGGAAACCTCGAGGACGGACGAATCGACACAATGATAAAGGCAGCAACGCAAAGGCTTGAGGAATTCTGCGACCAGAAATTTATTTCTCAAACTTGGGCGCAGTACCTGGACGCATGGCCTACGCGCGCGCGCAATATTTGGTGGGACGGAGTTCGCGAGCTGCCTATTTCGGAACTTTACGCCGGAACCGGAGAAATTGAGCTTCTGATAGGTCCAGTTCAATCCATTACTGAATTCAACACATACGCCGACGACGGCGTTGCACAATTGTTTCCCAGCAGCAATTACATTTTCGATAATTCTGGGACTTTTGGCCGAATTGCTCTGCCTTTGGGCGGTGTTTGGCCGACAACCATTTTAAGAAAATTAAATGGCATAGAAATCAAAATGATCTGCGGAATTGCCAGCACGGCGTCAGATTTGCCGAGCAGTTTGAAACAGGCCGTCTTAGAGCTTGTCGCGCATTTATATGAGCACAGGGGAGACGAAAAGCAGGTTGCGATTCCGTCGGCTGTTGCGTTGCTTTGCCAACCGTACAAACGCACTCGTCTGGGGTTCAATGGATATTAAAATTGCGGAACTTCGACATAGAATTGCCCTCGAAAGACTGCAGCAAACGCCTGACGGTCAGGGCGGCGCGACATTGGAATGGAATTTGGTACAAGAATGTTGGGCCAAGATCACGCCAAAGTCTGGCGCACAGCGTGTTTTTGCTCAAAAATTGGAAGACGTTTACGATCACGAGATCATAATCAGAAATACTTTGGATCATTTGCCTCAAAAAGCAGCAGACAGAATCCGATATGATGACAGATTATTTCACATTCATTCGGTACAATATGTAGACGAGCGTGAGTGGTGGATTTTGATTCGAGCGCGTGAAGGAGTGGCGTCGTGAAGTTTTCGGCATCTGTTTTTTCTAAAAACGGCCTGAAAAAATTCGTTGATATTCGAAAGAACCTCGACGAGCTCGACCGTCAAACGAATGCTTTAATTGCTTTGGAGATCAGAAACGGCGCAATCAAATTATTGAACGAAAACAAAGACGGGCCTCGCCGACAAAGATACAACCCGAAGCGAATTGTCAATGCGGCTCCGCCTGGAAGCCCGCCCAATACCGACACTGGTCGCTTGGTTCAGTCAATCAAAGTTGAAAAAGGCGAAGGAAATTCGTTTCTTGTCGGCACGAATCTGAAATACGGAGCTTGGCTTGAGTTCGGAACGCGACAAATGGACGCTCGTCCTTGGTTGTCGGTCGCCGTGAAATTGACTTCAAAAAAATTAAAAGAAATCAGCCGCACGGCTTATCAAAACCTCATAAAAAGGCTTATTTCATGACCTGGGCTCCTCAAGAACTTCAGAAAACTCTATGGACTGAGCTGACGAGTGATCCCGTTCTGATGGGCTTAGTGACGGGCGTGTATGATTCGGCCTATGTTCCTCAGGATGAGGCTTTCCCGTATGTGACCATTGGGGACGCAACATTCACAGACCGTTCAAGTCACACTCACAGAGGCTTCGAGGCAGAACTGACGATTCACGTTTGGGATCAGTCGGACAACCGAGGCCGTAAGAAAGTCCAGGAAATACAGGCGGAGATTGATCGTCTCCTTCATACAGTTAACATCTGTATTGACGGGTGGAACATCATCAACTTCAGACAGATTTTCGTTGAAGTCATCGTCGATGCCGACAACGTTACAATGCACGGAATTCAAAGATTTAACCTTATGATAGGGGAGGCTTAAAAATGGCAAATTGCAATACTGCACAGAATGAAGTTGGTGGGAAGGATTTATTGCTCAAAAAATGCAAAGAATTCACAGCCATCGAAACAACCAACGCGAGCGCGAATATCGAAATCACGGGTCACGGCGCGAAAGTCGGGGACATTATCTTGTTTTCTGATGTCGGAACAAACACTGTGATTAATACGGACGATTTTTATATCGTTCGAGAGGTTATCGACGCCAACACCATTACGATAAAAGCGACTTTGCAAGGTTCGGCAATCGTTATGGACGCGACTTCTTCTGTTTTGAAGGCTTTGGTTTTCAGAAATCTTGGAGGCTTGCGTTCTAAAGAATTCGGATTGAGCTCTGAAGCTGTCGACATCACGAACGTCGATTCTGACGAGTGGTCTTCAATGCTCGATGGAGCTGGGATTCGTTCCGCTTCTATGTCGGGTTCTGGAGTTTGGACCAATGAGCTTGTGTTCCAAGAATTCTTTGCTGATTTTGTTGCCAATCGTTTAACGTGCTTGGCGTTGGTTGACGCAAAATCTGGCCGAGTTTACGAAGGTTGCTTCAAGATCACGGAGCTTTCAGTGTCTGGTGATTATGACGCAGAAGGTACTTATTCAGTAAGTGCCGAAAGTTCTGGACCTGTGACCGTTTATACGTTTGCATAAAGGCATGAGCAATCCTTTGAAGAATGAAAAATTAGTTAAGGTGGGCGGGGTAGAGATTCTGCTCCGTCCGACGTTTGAAAACTGCGCAAATTTGGAAGGCAGTCTTGGCTACGGTCTTCCGATGTTGGCTTTCAATTTGTCCAAAAAACAACTGCCAGCAATCACGGACTTGACCAAGGTGATTTATCACTGTCAGGCCAAAAAAGAACATTCTCTCGAAAAAATTTGGGAGCTTGTTATGAAAGAGGGCATGGCCGTTGCAGGACCTTTGCTGGAGTTCATTGGTCAGATCACAGCCGGAGATATGTCGCAGCCTGAACTTACAGAAAGTCAAAAAAAAAGCTAGAAGCTAGACGAAAAGATCCTGGGCCTGAACCTATGCCGTGGCACTTGCTTCTGGGAATGGCAGTCACTAAACTAAACCTGAGTCCGTCTGATTTTTGGCAGCTAACTTTTGCCGAGTGGTACGCGATTTATAATTACGCCGTCGGCAAAGATAAACCAATGTCTGTGACTGACGCGGTTCTTCTTGAGGAGATGTGGGCGAATGGCAACACTTGAAGAATTAGTCATAAAAATCGAAGCGCAAAACGCCACACTTTTAAAAACCCTCGAACAATCCGAAAAAACAACCCGAGCCGCAATGGACGGCATGAACAAAGCCGTCGAGAATTTTTCCAAAGATGGAACAAAAAACGTCGGCAGATTCGATAACATCATGAACGTGTTTGCCGGAGCGACTTTGGCGGGCGTTGTTCTCAAAGGCGCAGAGATTGCCGGATCAGCAATCAGAGCGTTTGTCGGCAATTTTTCGAGCGGCATTACTGAAGCTCAAGAGTTTGAACAAGCCATGGTCCGACTCTCAAATTCTTTGGCGTTGTCGGGCAATTTTTCTCTCGAAGCAAAAAAAGATCTTGAAGATTATATCGCAACCATGGAGCAGCTTTCGGGCGTGGATGATGCCGTAATTGCTGGCAATTTGGCGATGTTGTCTTCGCTCACGCGTTTGGATGCTGATGGTTTGAAGCGCGCTCAAAGTTCGGCTTTGGATTTGTCGGCAGCTTTGGGCAAGGATTTAAGTACCGCAAACGACGCAATCGCAAAAGCCATAAACGGCAACGGAGCTGGTCTGCAAAGAATGGGAATTCAGCTTGATCTTACGAAAGACAAGACGAAAAACCTAGAAATAGTGACAAACGCTCTGAATGAAAGATTCGGAGGAGCTTCGGCCGGAGCTATGAACACATTCGCTGGAGCTATTAAATCTCTGAGAACAAATTTCGGCAATCTGTTTCAATCACTCGGCGACGTAGTTGTCAAAAACAATGTCGTCATAGCCGTGGTGAAAGATTTGTCAAAAATTTTATTTGATCTGACAACAAACGCAACCAAAGCCGGAAACTCAATGCGCGATTCTCTTGGGTCGGGAATTATAATGACGCTGAAAGGATTGGTGTTAGCCACAGAAGCTGCTGACACGTTTGTGCGAGTAATGGAAGCGGGGCTTAGAACTTTGCTTCTGCCGATAAACGCTTTGGCCGATTCTTTAAGATTTGTCGTCGACGTTCTTGACGGATCTCTTGATAACTCAAACGTCTTTGAGCACACAAAAAATCAATGGGAAGACTTGAACAAAGCCGTTTCTGGTCCGTCAATGCTCGGCAATCTGAGCGATATGTTTACGGATTTGCTTGGAACTGCTCAAGGCGCAATGTACGGCATTCAAGGCGCAACCGTTGAGACTACAGCATCGATTGAAAATCAAACTTCGGCCGTAAAGGCTTTGTCGGCGGCTGAACAAGCAAGAGCCGCGCAAGCCGAAGCGTTTGCAAAACAGCTTTTCGATCAAGCCGTTTCAGTCACTGACGGCTATAAAATGCAGCAAGAAGCTCTTCAACTCGCCTACGAAAACGACTTGATTAATTTCGAGACATACAAGTCGGCAAAACTGCAATCGCAGCTAGACTTTTTCGAACAGCAGCGCGCAATGTTAGAAAAATCAAATTTAGATGCCGCAGAACTGGCTTTGGCGCGTCAGCAATTGGATCAAGAACAAGCTCTTGCGAGAATGAAACTTCAAAGCGATCTTGCGAAACAAGAAGAAGCCATAAATAAAGCACGACTTCAGGGATATTCTACGTTTTTTGGCGGATTGGCGTCTTTGCAGAACGCCAAAACCAAAGAACTGGCGGCTATAGGCAAAGCCGGAGCAATAACACAAGCCACAATAGACGCATACTTGGCGATTCAAAACGCTTTGGCTCGAGTGCCTTATCCCGCAAACATTGCCGCCGCCGCCGGAATTGGAGCGCAGGCTTTCGCAAACGTGAGCAAAATTGCTGGCATAGGTTTGCAAAGAGGTATGGATTCGGTTCCAGGAGTTGGCACACAAGACAATTTTCCTGCCGTTTTGGCTCCTGGGGAGCGCGTAGTTCCGGCGAAAACAAACGAAGATTTGACCGAATTTCTGAAAACACAACAACAACAACCGCAGCAGCAGATCACTTTTCACTTAAATTTTAGCGGGCCTGTTTGGTCAAACAAAGCCGAAGCGGGTGCAGAAATTATTGATGCAATCAATGAGGCTTTCGATCGCGGTATGGGATTAAGATTGAGGAACGCATGAGCCGCATAAACACGCTGTCAGTTTTTTACTACGGATTCAACATCACTCGCGAAAACTATGCGATCAACTTTTCTGAAGGCGGTCCCGAGAAAACAGCTTTTTTAAGAATAAACGACTACACTTTGACTGGTTTTGCCAAAGAAATAGAAGAACGAATGACTTTGGCCGGAACTCAACAATACACGGTTGCTGTGAACAGGCAAACTCGCGTTCTGACAATCAGTGCGCCAAACAATTTTGAGTTGCTTTGTGCGACGGGAAGCCAACAAGCCGTTGCAATTTGGGACTTGGCTGGATTCAGTACGTTGACCGACAAAACTGGGGGAAATTCGTACGCCGGAGATTCGGCCGCGGGCTTCGAATATCGTCCACAACTTACTTTTGATAATTATTTAGCTTTAGAGGACAACCTTGTGAAAGAGTCCGCTAGCGTGAATGTCTCGGCCAACGGCGTCGTTCAGACTTTGGAATTTGGTGACGGACAACGAATGGAGTGTGTCATTCGCGGAGCTACAGACCGCACAAATTTAAAAATGACTCCTTTTTTTGAGAACCCAACAGGTCGTCAAGACCTCAGAAATTTTATGAACTACATAGTCACGAAGGCAAAAATTGAGTTCATGCCTGACGTTGATGATCGTGAGAATTACTTTGAGCTTTTGTTGGATTCAACATCTGTTGATAGGAACGGAGTTCGATATAAAATTCAAAACATGAAGGGCGCAAATGATTTCTACGAAACAGGCCTTTTGACTTTCAGAAAGGTGATTGAATAATGGCAGTACAAAACGGACAGCTCGCCAACCAAACCACGTTTAACTCGCGTCTTATGTCGCGCACCACAGACACGAATACGCTTGGACGCGTTGACTTAGAAAACGCTTTAGCGGAATCGGGCGCAAATGTCATAAACGTGCAAAAAAATATCAATGCCTTGGCTTCGGCGTTAGGAATTCCAACCAATCAGGTGTTCAATTATTTAATCACTTGGGCGTCTGACATTGTTGGAGCGCCGAACGACTCTGTGCGCGAGCGCGTACAGGCTTTGGTTGCGTTGTTTGATGGAGTATCTGGTCACAATCACTCGGGAGTTGACGGGCAGGGTCCTCCCATCAGCGCAGCAAATTTGACGGAATTCAACCGATTTTCAGCCGTTTGGCAAGGTTTTTCGGAGACGGCGCCAGCAGCAAGCTCAATGGATGTTTCAACAAGTTTTGCGGGAAAAAGTCCTGGCGGAGACACAACCACAGTCGGCGTCATAACAGACCCTCCTTCAAACCGAGTTCAACTTTTTAATCCAGACAACGGAACTCCTTTAGAAAACGATCAGGGCTTGCGGATCTACGGGCGATTGACCGAATCTGCGGGCGTTTGGACTTTGTTTTTTTTCACTTTCGATGGCACGGAAAACGCTCACACTTTCGATACAACACAGGATTTTGATGCTTTTTATTTGGAAGTTTTCGATCAACAAAACAGACCGACTATTCCTGCGTCTCCGGATTTTGGATCTTTGAATGTGTCGGCTGACGTTCCCGACGCAACGACATCAATTCGAGGATTGGTGAACACTATTGCTCAATCATTTGCAGGCTTTAAAACATTTGAAAACGGTTTGCGAACGCTGGGCAAATTTCAGGGACAGACATTCGTGGACACGACGACGGATGTAGCCAGCGCAACTCTGTTGGCTGTCGATGCGTTGGTATATGAGTTTACGGGATCAAACATTGTTGATCTCGTGGGAATACAGGCTGCGGGGTCTGATTCTGACAAGATTCAGATTATTGTGAACAAAACTGGCGGGCCTGTGAATGTTATTCACGACGCAGGAGCGTTGGGATTTATTATTCCTGGCGGGGAGGATTTTGAGTTAGACGATCAAGCGGCCATGATGGTTCGCCGAGACAATGCTTTAAATCGTTGGCAAGTCATTGCTGGCGGTGGAGGCAGCGGGGAAACGACTGTTGGACATTATGAAACTCCGGCGGGCGCGATCAATGGATCAAATACAACTTTTGGACCTTTGTCTTTTGCTCCAGCGACCAATGAATCTGTGATTGTTTATGTCGACGGAGTTGCGCTAAGACCGAATGAATTTTCTTTGGTTGGACTCAATGTGGTGCTTACAACTCCTCCCGTTTTGGGACAAACTGTCGATGTTTTTTATTTGACTGGTGGGGTTCTGGCTCCGCCTCCAATTCCTACAGGCGTTTTCAAAGTAGAATACAGGACTTTGACGGCTGGAGAAATTGCAGCGAAATCTCTAACATTGGCCCATAGTCCAGTTGCTCCGACAGAAATTTGTGTCGATGTAGCAGGAGGCACGATTGGTTTTTATGGGGATGATTTCAACGCGAGCGGTTCAACAATATCTTGGACCGGTTTAGGATTTGATGGGTTGCTTGCGGTTGGAGACAAACTCAGAATCAGTTATGTCTACTAACCAATTTCTCTGAGGAGGGAAACGCATGGCGCAAATTATAAGTAAATTTCTTCAAAATGATTCAGTAGTGAATCCGAAGATTGCCGACGGAGCGGTTTCAGAAATTAAGATTGCGGACGGGGCGGTCACGAATTCGAAAGTATTCGGCGGAGTTGACGCCAACAAAATAGCTGACGGTTCTGTCGACAATGCCACCTTTCAGCGTTTGGCTGGAGTTACAAGCCCAATTCAAACGCAACTGAACAGCAAAATTGACTCATCCGAAATAGGCGTAGCAGACGGCGTGGCGTCTCTTGATTCAAACGGAAAAATTCCAGCGTCTCAGTTGCCAAACTCGGCCATGGAATACAAAGGAAGCTGGAACGCCGCCGCGAACACTCCGACTCTCGCAGACGGAACCGGAAACGCTGGGGATCTATACAGAGTTTCAGCCGCAGGGACTCAGGATTTAGGATCTGGATCAATCAGTTTCTTGGCTGGAGATTTGGTGATTTACAACGGCACAGTTTGGGAGAAGTCTCCTTCTGGAATCACTATCACAGCAATGGCTAAGCAGACTTTTGTGCTAACGGCTCAAGATATCACAAACCAATACATTGATTTGGCAGAAGTTGCGCAGGTTGGAAGCGTGAATTTCATGGTCAGAGGTGCTCCAGTTCTTTTTGAGGGTGCTTCTTATGACTACACTGTCAACTACACTGGCGGTCAAGGCGGCAAGACTCGCATTGATTTTGTGAATGACTTGTTGCCTGGCGGAAACTCGCCTCTTGTGGCTGGCGATGTTGTTCAAGTTCAATATAGTTACTAGGAGATGATGCCGTGTCGAGATTAAATGCGCTGTGGTTGAAAAGATTTTGGGTAGATGAAACGCCCTCGGGCACCATTGACGGATCAAATACTCAATTTTCTCTTGCGGAAACACCACTTGAGAATGACGCTGTGGACGTTTATATCGACGGTTTAAAACAGACGCCTGGGGTCGACTACACGATCTCAGGCTCTGACATAACTTTTTCTGCAGCACCACAACTAGGACAAACGGTTCGCGTTTCGTATATCAGATTCAGAGGTGAATAAATGAGCAAAATTCAACGCCAAGATATAAAAACGGAGACAGATTTAACAAATGCTGGCGCGCCAATTTCGTCTTTGCCAGGCGACGATCAAGTGTATGTTGCTGCAAATTCAATCAACAAAACGCTTCGTCAGGCAATTATCGACGGTGACATTGGAGGCGGTGGCGGCGGAGCTGTAGCAAAAACCATAAATACATTCACATCATCTGGCACTTGGACAAAACCAGCAAACTTGCTTTGGGTTGAAGTTGAAATTCAAGGCGGTGGAGGCAATGGATCAAATCTAAACACATCTGGCGGCGGCGGCGGAGGAGGAGGCGGCGGCTATGTAAGAATTTATATTCCAGCCTCTTCTTTGCCTTCATCTGTTGCGGTAACTGTAGGGGGAGATTCGTCTTTTGGATCTTTTGGTAATGCCGACGGAGGCGCTTCTGCTGCGTCTAATTCAACGTTTGGAGCAATCGGGGGATCGTTTTCATCGTCCGAAGTTATAATATATGGAAGAGATGGATCGCCCGGAGGAAATGGAGGCGGTCCTGCTTCCCTTTTGTGCGTGCCAGGGATGGGAGGTTCATCATTTTTTGGCACTGGAGGATCGTTGACTGCTGTGAATGGATCTTCTCCTGGAGTTGATGGAACAGGATATGGTGCCGGCGGATCAGGAGCCGCCAGAACGTCAGGATTTATGCCAGGAGGAGCTGGAGTTCCAGGCATAGTTATTGTTCACAATTACATAGGAGCTTAAAATGAAAATTGCTTTAATTAGAAATCAAATTGTTGAAAATATAATTATAGCAGACTTAGAGTTTGCGAATGTAAATTATCCAGAACATGAAAAATTGATCTTAAATGATGACGACATTGTAGGTCTCAAGTGGATTTATGATGGTCAGACCTTTAGACACCCCGACCAGGAGTAGAAAATGCAAGAATTTCTGCAAAAGATTCCAGATGTAATTCAAATTGTGGCTTTGATTGGAATGACTGTGGCGATTCTTGCGACTGTCATTGTCAGAATTACGCCAAGTCACTCTGACGACGAAAAACTGAATGCGCTTTTGGATAAATTTTTGAGAGTTTTGTCTTGGTTGCCAACTATTGGAATAAACCCAAGAACGAAAGAAATGGAAAAAGCTCTCGAAGAACTGCGCAAAAAATGAAGATTCTTGAAGCTCTGGTGATGGCTCTGCAGATGATTGCGGCGTTGGTCACTTTTATGAGGAAGAATAGAATCAAAGAAGACGCCAAGGAAGGGCTTGAGGAACGTGACCAACGCAAAATCGAAAGAAATCACGGCGGCACTAACACTGATTTGCCTTCTTATGACGGCTTGTACAAGCGTCCCCGCAAGAAGTCCAAAAAGAATTTGGCTGATTGATCCGGAAGATTTGGTTCTTTACAGGGTCATAAACGACGAAACAGAAATTGCCTTGCCATTGAGAAGTCCTGCGGTGCAAAATTTTATGTGCATAGACCGCGAGGAATATAATTTGATCGTCGAGGAGTCATTTTCCGAATGATAAAACTCACAGAAAACGCAAAAGCCGCAAGCAGAAAAATATCGGTTCAACCCAACATCGTTTTCAAGTTGACTAAATTTGATAAACTTTTTGGTTCTGCGACTATTTCTGAGCTCATACGGATTGGAGATCCAGGCCTTGAGATTGGAAACGACTGGGTTATTGGCGGAGTTCGGGCAATCCAAGAACAAAGCCCTTACATTTCTTTTAACGGAGGAGGCTCAACGACTACTGCGTTATCTCAAAAACTGGCTCCGGACAGAAAAGAAGGCACGACGGTCACTTCAATGGTCGTGTCTTTGATAGACAAGAATGAGGAAATCAGCCGTTTAATCTCGCCTGGATTTGAAATTGACGACGTGATTGGAACGGAGTGCGAAGTTTGGATTGGTTTTGAAGACACGGCTTTCCCTGAGGATTACAGTATTGTTTTTCGAGGAATTGTGAACGACATAGACGCGGGTGCTGGTTTTGTAAATTTCATGTTGTCCGCAGTTGAAGACAAAAAGCGTCGCGCAATTCTTATTGAATCTGTCACAAATTTAATAACGCCGATTCCTGCGTTTGGACCTGTGCCTACGGTTGACGTTCAGGACGCGTCTGAATTTATTTTGTCTGCTGCCGATCCAGAAGGCAACATAGACCCGAACTGTTCAGGAATTTTTCGAATCGACGACGAAATCTTTGCCTATACTGGAATCAGTGGCAATACGCTGACGGGCGTGACGCGCGCCATGTTCAACTCGATTCAAGCGGCTCATAACGCAGGGACCGAGGTCAAGCGCGGCGTTCGTCTACAGGGCAATGGAATGACATTGGCTTTAAAACTCATGTTGTCCGGTTGGAGCGGGCCGTTTGTTTCTGATGTTCAAGTAAAGCACTTCAATAGACTTTCGGCTTTTCAACCTCGACCTGGAGCGATTTTTTTCGAGCGAATAAACCTAGAAAAATTATATGGGCTGACGGTTGGTGATTTCGTTTCTACTACAGGAGCAATCAATCCCGCCAACAACATTTCTTTGAAAAAAATTACCTCAATTGAGGTCACGGACGACGGGAGTTTTTTGACAGTTGATGGTGTATCACTTGTTGACGAGCTCGACACGCCAGGGACGGCGTCTTTCCGCTCAAAATACGACTCGTTTCCGATTGGATTGAAAATGAGTCCGGCTGAGGTGGACGTTGCGCAACATGAAACTTTGAGAGACTTTTTTTTAACCGGAAGAATTTTCGACATAAGAGACGGCTTTGAACTTCAAAATGTGAAAGAATTCTTGGATGTCGAGTGTTACGCGCCTATGGCTTGTTTTGCGATTCCCCGACAAGGCAGAGCGTCTGTCACTTATTCCGTCGGACCTATTGCGGATCAATCAATCACTCAAATCGATAAGTCAAACGTGTTGAATGCCGACAAATTGCGAGTGAAAAGATCGCTTGCAACAAACTTTCACAACACAATCAAATACTCCTACGATTATAACCCTGTGGATAATGAATACAAAAGCATTCAAACCTTTTCGTCGACCCAATCAAAAAACAGAATTCCAGTGGGAGACAAGGTGTTAAACGTCAGCAGCAAGGGACTTCTGACTGGTCTTAGCGCGTCTCAAATCCAAAACGACGCCAATCGGCTTTTGCAGCGTTATCAATTTGGCGCGGAATATATCAACGGCGTTGAAATGCAATTCGAAAGCGGATTCCCGCTTGAAATTGGGGACGTTGTTTTAGTTGACTACGGTTCATTGAAACTCACGGACACCGCCGCGGGCAGCCGTTCCGGTGGATTGAAGTTCATGGAAGTGCTTAATGCGAACAAGAACTTTCGCACTGGACGGGTGCAACTCGATCTGGTCAACACGTCGTTCGCCGCCGGAGACAGATATGCAACTGTTTCTCCAAGTTCACAAATCACAACGGGAGCAACGACCACGCGTCTGCCGCTTAAGCGCTCTTTTGCAACTGGGGAGTTTGCCAATGAAGCTTCAAAATGGCAGGACTACGTTGGAGAAACTATCTTAGTGCATTCGCCGAATTGGTCTTATGCTTACGAAACGCGCATAACGGCGTTTTCTACAGACCCCAAGGCTCTTCTTGTGAGTCCGGCTTTGCCGATTGTGCCAAGCGAAAATGACATCATAGACTTGGCTTTTTATCCAACAGACTCCGATCCCGATGTTCGAAAAACCATCAAACTTCTTCACGCGTTCTTATCAGCCACTGTTCCAATAATTTCAAGCACTTCACAAACAGAATTTCAAGTTGCCGCAGCGGACATTGGAAAATTTTTGGTCGGATCATTGATTCGAATAAACAATGAGGACTATTCAGACCACAGCGCAGAAGCTGAAGTTACTGCCGTTGACACGACTTTAAATTTAGTGACTATTTCTGAACCAACGGGTTTTAATATCAATAACACTCACGAAGCAAAATTGCTGTCGTTTGCTGACGGCGGGCAATCGTACAGATACATTTAGGAGATTACATGGCAGATATTCCAAGCGAAGAGAACAGAATACAGCTTCAAGAAACACAATTTCGTGCGGCTGTTGCGGAATCGACTTTGACAAGAATTGGGGCGAGCATAAATTGGTTGCTTGATAAAGTAGGCTTATTAGATCAAAAAAATATAAAACAGATTCAATTCACTTCAAACACGACTTGGGTTGTTCCTCCAAACGTGGGATGGATCGAAATTGTAGCTTGCGGTGGGGGCGGAGCGGGCGGTCCGGCTCGTTCTGGTGGATCAAATGGATCTGGAGGCGGAGGCGGTTACGGTGCTCCAGTTTATCTGTTTGGACTTCCGGTTACGCCAGGGCAAGTTTTTAATTTTACTGTAGGAGCAGGACAAGTCGGACCTGCTTCTTCCGGATTTGGCGGTACAACAACAATTCAATCTGGATCGTTTTTAGTTAATTGTCCTGGAGGCAGAGCTGAGTCGAAACCTTTTCCCAGTTCTCCAATTAATACTCCGGCCTTCAATTCGGTATCAAATACTTATCCTCTCGTTATTCAAGGCGGAATGGGCGGTTGGGGAAGTCAAAATGGCGCATTTCAAAACGGGACTGGAAATATTTTCGCTGGTGGCGGAACCGGAGGAGTCAATTTTGGAAACAACGCATCGGGCGGCGGGGGAGCTTCCCTTGGAAAGGGTGGAGGATTTGACGGGCCGCCAGGCTTTGGCGGAGGCGGGCGCGGCTTAAACAGCGGAGGCCAGGGCGTTGTTATAGTTTCTCTTTTTAAGGAATAAACATGATCGACAGAAATACAAGAATGACCCTGCTCACAGAAGAAGCTCGAAGATGGATTGGAATTAAAGAGCGAAACGGGGACAACTCTGGGGAAATTGTGGAGATGTTTCAACGCGCAGTCGATCAGAAAGCTCAACGCGAATCTTGGTGTATGTGTTTCGTCATGTATTGCTTGCAACAAGCGGATCGCATTGCGGTCAATGTCTTTGGCGCAAAAGGCAGACACAATCTTTTTATTTCGGAACACTGTTTGACGGTTTGGGAAAAAAGCCCGTTGTCGTGCAGAGTTGACAGACCAGTCGTGGGATCAATCGCAATTTGGCAGATGGGCAATACTCGTTCGGGACACGCGGGCATTGTGGTCGCTATTTCAAGCGGCGGTTTTCAAACTATCGAAGGCAACACTGGACCAGGAGCTGGAATTGTTCGCGAAGGTGACGGCGTGTTTGTGAAGAACCGCACATTGGTGTCGTCGCCCAATTTTAAACTTTTGGGTTTCCTTTTGCCTTATTGATTGCGATTAAATTTTGAAGCTGAAAATCGTGTGTTTTTGATTTTTCATTGAGATGGCTTATCATTTTCACGCACAAGTTCAATCTTTCTTCGTTGCCTTTTATTCGAGCCGAAAGTTGTGCCTCTATTTCGCGAATTTTCTGAATAAACTCGGATTCAAAGCCCGCTGTTCGAACTAAGTTTTTTACGCGCGAAATCTCGAGCTTCATAACTTCCAAATCGTTGCGATTTTGAATCTTGAAGTTTTGAATTTCAATGAGCATTTGATCTTTGTCCAAAGTCTGGGCTTTTGCCAAAAGTCCTGAAATTCGATCTTCCCAATTCGTGAATTTTGTTAATACTATGTCAAGAACGTCTTGATATTTGTTTTGAAGAGCGTTGATTTTTTCTTCGGTCGAGGCAATGCGATTTTCAATCGTTGTGAAATTGCTTTCAAAACGCGCTTCTACGGCTTGAATCCAGCGATTGGCAATCCAAGCCACAAACGCCAGGCTTCCGGCTCCAATGGCTTTTTCAATCAAACTGAGCGCGTCCAATCAATTATCCTGGTAGGGCTTCGTGGCCCAATTTGTCGTTCCAGAGTTTTCCGTTTTCGATGGTCCATCCAGCTGTGGATAAATAAGCGGCCACGGACGGATAGCGGCGCATGAAAGTGATGATTCCGATTTTGTGTTGTTCAGTATGGTGCTCACGGCATAAAGGCATAAGGTTGAATTCCTCGTCGGGACCGCCAGCTCCACGGGTGCGAACGTGAGCGACATCTACGTTTTTTGAAGAACAAACAAGGCATCTTTGCGAGCGTATTTTTGCAAAAATATGTTCACGCTGCGATTCCTTCATGGGATATATTAAAACAGAAGGAGACTCGCTGCGCAATGAGAAAATCTGGTCCCGAAAAGACAATCACTGAGCCTTTGGTCTTGGCTTGGGGGCGACAAGTCGGAATGGACTTGTCTGTCGTGGACACGTCGGCTGTCTGGAATCCTATGGCGAAAAGATATCTGCGCAGACAAGCGTCGGAGTCGCTTCCGGACTTGATTGGGAACTACGGCCCAACTTCTGTATGGATTGAATTGAAGGCTCCTGGAAGCCGTTCTGCGATCAATGCCAAGGCGAATCGACACCAGCGCGAGTTTTTATTGCGCAAAATCAAACAAGGGTGCTTCGCTTGCGTAACAGACGGACCGGATCATCTTCGAAGTCTCTTTGCTCGATGGGTTGCGGCACCAACAATTCAAGACAAGGTTTTTATTCTTTTAAACGATTTGCCGAAAGCGCGTGGAGGTCTTTTTGATTTTCGTCCATGAATTTCTGAAAAGCCGCCACAATCAATTCTTGTATTGTCAATTCCTTTTGCTTGAGCAATTCTTTGACCTCATGATGTAAAGACTGCGGAATCTTAGCTTGAACTAAAATTCCTGATTGTTTTTTGGGCAAGTAATCTGACAGCGATTTTTCTTTCTTCTTCATACTCTTTTCTCCACTTCAAATGTGGCTAACGCGATTTCGTCCGGAGTCAGTTGAAAATTCTCCGTGATTTTATTGTCCTCGTCATAAAATTTCACATCGTCAATGCGAATTGCAGATACATACGTGGTCTTCATTGGAACCGAACCTTCCATGTAAGGAACAAAAGTCGTGTCGGTTTTGAAATAAACGCTGGCCTCTACAACTGCGACGCCAGCAATGTGTCCTCGATCTATTTCGATTTCAACAGTCTTTTTTTCTTTCATCTTGCACCCCAAAAATTGAATTAAAAACGTCCCTCAAACATAAGATTTCTGGCTCGTATTGCAAGGCGGCGGCGCGTTCGGCTTCCCACTGTTCATCTTCTTTTCGTTCGCGTTCGTCGCGTTCTGTTCGAGTTTCAATTTCAATTCTGAAACCATCGTCATAAAGAGACGACAAATACCTTTTGAAAGAGTCTATGAACTCTTCTTTTTCCAAAGGCAATTCGTCGAACGTGATTTCCACTTTGGCCTTCCAACCGTCTATCCCGACCGAGTTGTCGCCGCTTCCTCTTACATAAAAAATCTCGCTGTAATCTTTTTTCATTTTTTCCTCTCTTTCAATCCGATTGATTGTGAAAGCAAAACCAACATTGACATTTCATTTTTTTAAATGCTCAATCTTTTCTGCGTATGTGTTCTTATCGTTCACCTCGGTTATATATATTATGATAATTTTATGACAAACACAATGAAAAAAATCAATTCAACCGTCGATGTTTCAAATTGATATTGCCATTATTAAGTTAATTCGATTTGATTTTGAAAGGAATACAAAATGGAAACGATTAAAATTGCAGTCAAAACAAAAGATACGCTTTCAATCGACTTAATGACTCCATTACAAGGCGACTTGAAAGTTTTACAAAACGAAAACTATCAAAAACTCAAAAATGAGATTTTGGCAGACGGGTTTTCATTTTCGATTTTTGTTTGGGAAAACCCAGAAGACGCAAAAATTTATATCATCGACGGTCATCAAAGATATTCGACTCTAAAAAAAATGAAAGAAGAAGGATATTCAATTCCGCAGGTTCCGGTAGTTTTCATAGAAGCTGACAATATCGATCATGCTAAAAGAAAAGTTTTGGCTGCGGCCTCTCAATACGGAACGTTCGATCAGATCGGTGCTGAAGAGTTCATTCGGGGAATTCAAAACATAAGTTTTGATTTTTTAAATGAGCAAATATGTCTTCCGTTTGTAAATTTCGACAATCTCAAATTTGAAATACCCGAAAAAATCATGGTTAATTCTCATTTGAGAGAAAAATCAGACTATTATGACGAAGAACAAGTAGTGCCATTAACCGAAGAACAGAAAAATTTTTACAGCAATAAAATCGCCGCTCCGATTTACGAACCAACTGGAGATAAGCCGATCATTGCTGATTTAATAGATTTAACTAAATACAATGAGTTATGTGAGCAGATAAAACAAAGTTCATTAAGTGAACAAGAAAAGCAATTTTTGTTTATGGCAGCAAGTAGACACATAGTGTTCAATTATGAAAACATAGCAAATTACTACGCTCATTCTGATAAAAATACTCAAGAACTATTTGAAAAATCAGCATTGGTAATTATCGACTTTAATAAAGCTGTTCAAAATGGTTTTGTTAAACTTTCAAAACAACTAAACGAAAGTTATTTAAACAACGATACATACACAAACGATGAGGATACTTTATGAAAATAGGCTTTTTCCCGATGGTCGCAGATATTTTGCACAGTGGTCATATTCTATCATTAGAGCAAGCCAAGAAGAATTGCGATTTTCTTATTGTCGGACTTCATTGCAAGCCACTTTACAAAAATCCTCAGCAATCAATATTTGAAAGATTTATTCAACTAAAAGCCGTGAAATGGGTTGATGAAGTAATACCATACGAAAACATAGATCGAGATCGAAATATGTTTTTGTCTCTTCATTATGATATTTATTTTCTTGGATCTGATCACAAAGGTCATAAATGGGAAATGAAAGAAGAAATCGAGAAATTAAATAAAGAAATTTTTTATCTCGACAGAAATCACGACTATAGTAGTTCAAAAATAAAAACCGAAGCAAAATTTAGGAAAAAAAATGCAACAAAAACATAATTATGCCGTTTTTATTTTATCACACGGAAGACCCGACAGAGTAATTACATATAGAACATTGCGCCGACAAGGTTACACTGGAAGAATTTTCATTATATGCGACGATGAAGATAAAACTTTAGATAAATATAAACAGAATTATGGAGATGAAGTTATTGTTTTCAGCAAAAAACAATATGAGGGTAAATTTGACAAAATGGATAATTTTGCGGGCAATAAAGTAATAGTTTACGCAAGAAACGCCTGTTATGACATCGCAAGATCGCTCGGTCTGGATTATTTTTTTGAATACGAAGATGACTATACACAATTCTCATACAGAAAAATTGATGGAAATATATTGAGAGCTATTATAATCAAAAAATTAGATACTGTTCTTGATTCAATAATAGATTGCTTAAATGAAACAAAAGTTTGTACGATTGCCTTTGCTCAAGCTGGTGACTTTATTGGTGGAGCTCCATCGGTATTTAATAATACTTATAAAAGAAAGGCAATGAACACATTTGTTTTCAAAGTAAACCAAAATTCAAAAGACGATATTGTATTTATTGGAAGAATGAACGATGACGTAAATACATATTTGTCACAAGGAAAAATAGGGAAATTATTTTTTCAAATCACAGATGTTGCAATAGTTCAGCTCTTGACGCAAAGCAATTCAGGCGGAAATACAGACGCTTACAAATTGTATGGCACTTATGTGAAATCATTTTATAGCGTCATCGCAGAACCAAGCTGCTGTAAAATTGGTCTGATGGGCTGGATAAATAGCAGATTGCATCATAGCATCACTTGGAAGTATGCTGTTCCCAAGTTGATTGATGAAAAATGGAAAAAATGAAAATACCACAAGCCCCCCAGTTAAGGGGGGCCAAAACTGCCTCAGCTGAGTTTCTTCAAGAATAAATTATAAAATCGCATTTTTCAATGATTGTGGAAACTACATAATATATAATGATTTCAAACGCTTATGAAGTTTTTACAATTTATTTGATCTAGACCGAATTATTTTGTTTCTTTTTTAAGGGATGTTTTTTATAAAACAAAAGCCGGCGTGAACCGGCTCTGTTCGGTCTTTCGACCGGCCCGTTGCAACGACCAACGAACTTCGTGATTTATCTCCGAAATTCAGAGTTTTTGCAACGGAAAAGTTGAATTTTTTGGGGGAAGATTCATGTCTAAACAAGTGTATCATGTAAAAATCGACAAATTCTTTTTGCACAATTCGAAATCTAAAAAAGGTCATACCCATTTTATGGTTTCTAAACGCATTTTTAACGATGAAAAAATTTCAAAATTAAAGCCAATTGAGTTTCAATTATATCTTTATTGCTTATCAATCTGCGCGGATATAGTTTCAAATGAGTTTGAAATCAGCGCGCAAATGCTACCAAAATATATGCGAATTGGCGCGCAATCGTTGCGCAATTATCTCAATCGGCTCCAATCATTTCAACTACTTACAATAGAAAAAACTGAATCCTTTATAAATAGAATAGAAAAGAAAGAAATAGAAAAGAAAAGAAAAGAAAAGAATTTAACAGCACCCCAAAATGTTTCGTCTGCACAAAAGCCTGTTTCTTCTTTTGAACATCAGTCAGAAGAAAAAAATCTCAATCGCAAAATCTGGCAAAGCTATTTTGACGCCTATACGCTGCGCTACGGCGTCGAGCCTGTGAGAAATGGTCGCATAAACGCTCAAGTGTCACAATTGGGCAAACGGTTAGGAGCCGAAGCTGTTGAAGTTGTGAAATTTTATTTGACGCACAACGACGGGTTTTATTTAAAAAACTCTCACGCTATCGGACTGTGCTTAAAAGACGCAGAAAGTCTTCATTCGCAATGGAAAAGAGGCGTGACAATTACGGCGTCCAAGGTAAAACAATTCGAAAAACAGAACTCAATTCAGGAAACGATCGAAGCCCTGACACAGCGAGAGGTGTGAATTGAAACAACGAAATGAAAAACTGAAACTCATTGGTCTCATGGCTGCTTATCACGAGGCCAACTTATCTGCAGCTCGAGCAGAAATTTATCTTCAAGACATAGGCCAATGGGAGTTGTCGGATCTTGAAGCGGCTTGGAAAAAATATCGCATGAATGTTTCAAACGGCAATCGAATGCCAACTCCGGCGCAGTTGATTGCTTTGATCGACGACGGTCGTCCTTCGGCGCAAACGTCTTGGGCTTTGATTGGAAAAAGCGAAGACGATAGTTTCGTTTGGACGGACGAAATGCGTGAGGCTTGGTCTTATGCGTGGCCTCATGTGCGAAACGGAGACACGCAAACGGCTTGGTTCACGTACAAAGAAAATTATGAACGAATAGTCGCTGAAAAAAGGCAAGCGCAAGAGCCAGTCAAATGGACGCCGAGTTTCGGATTCAATAAATCTGGGCGCGAAGACGCAATCATAAAAGCCGTTCAGGAAAACAAAATAACCTTGGAAGCAGCGGCGAAGTATTGCCCCGAAATTGAGCACAATCCAAAATACGAATTTCTTTTGAATCACGAACAGAAAAAACAACTGGCTCACAATTCTGACGGACAAAACAAAATTCGCGAATTGATTGCAACCATAGGAACGAAGGGAATTTAATCATGTTCACATTCATACAGCGAGAGGAGCTTGAAACAATCAAGCCAGAAGTCACAGTTTTGTCAGCATCAAGATTGGCTGCATTTGCCGAATCTCCAAAGACTTACAAATCACAGTACATTTTGAAAGAAATCGAGCCAACTCCGGCTATGGAAATGGGCAAAATTTATCACAAGGCAATTCTTGAGGCCGACAAGTTCGAAGACGAATACGTCGTGATGGAGCCGAAGGAAAATTTCATTTGCACCGTTGATCAATTGAAGGACGCAATCAAGGCTTGCGGCGAAAAACCCGTGAGCGGAAAAAAACAAAACTTAATCGATCAGCTCAATGCTTTAGATCCGAACGCGCGCATTTGGGAAATGTACGTTGCCGAGATGAATCAGCAAGGCAAGAAACTCATTAGCGCAGAGCTTTGGAAGAAATGCCAACGAATGACGCAAGAAGTTTTGAATCACGATTTGTTGGCAAAATTTTTCACCGAAGGACAAAAGGAAATAAAAGCGACTTGGAAATTTGACGAAGAAATTTATTTCAACATGGTCATGGATTTTTTTCATCCAAATTTGATCGACGGCGATTCGGTCATCATGGACATCAAAACAACTGCGGACGCGTCGCCTCGCGCTTGTTACAGCACCGTGAAGAAAAACAAATTGCTTCTTCAAGCCGCTGTTTACGTGGATGGTGTAAAGCAAATCACGGGGAAGGAGCCTTATTTTGGTTGGGCCTTTGTTGAGAGTTCGCCGCCGTATCATGTGACTGTTATCATGGCCGACAGCGGGCAACTTGAACTTGGTCAGCGTTGGTATCGTGGTTTGATAAAAGAATTCATGAACTGCAAGCGTTCAAACAACTGGCCGTCATACGACAACGGCAGAGCGATGCATCTTGAAATTGACGACTGGTTTTTCAAGAAAATAGAAGAAGAATATCCAGAAACATAAACACAAACGGAGGGGAAAATGTTGAAACCAGGAGACAGGGTTGCGATTGTGAAGGGTCCTCGCAATTCCGAATTGATCGGACGGACGGCGACTGTATTGCGACCAGGGTTCGGAACTTACTGGATTAAGCTCGATGATGGCGGTGAAAAAGTTTGGAAGAAAAAATGGCTGTTGAAACTAGAGGCGAAAAATGTTGTCGCGAACTGATTCAACCGAGAACGTGTTTCTTCGAGCCGAAGTGTCCTTAGCTTTGCCTGAAGGGAAACAAATCAACGCAAAATTTGCTCGTGTGTTTTTCTTTCGAGGAAGTTCATCGCGACCTGCTTTGTTTATGAACTCAAGCAAAGACGTGGAATTGAATAACAAAAAGTATCGTGTGAGATGCACGGTCGAGGTGGAGGAATTAAAATGAGAACGATCGAAACAGTAGCAGCGGAGAACAACATTTTTCGAATGACATTAATAAGTTCATCGCGAAATCGAGTTGTGTTTAGCGATATGGTTGCGGCCTTAGACGACGAAACTCGGGAGCGGTTGATAACCGAGGTGCGAGGATTTAATTTGTGGACAGAAGAAAACGATCCGCATGGCGAAAAAGATTTTGGGCGTGTGACTCTGGACGGCGTAGATTATTTTTGGAAAATAGACTATTTGGATGAAAATTTTGAATACGGAGTTGACCCGCTTGAAGTAAAACCAAATCGGGTTCTCACGATCATGCGCGCTTGTGAGTATTAAGTATCAACAATTTTAAAATTGGAAGAGATGGTTGCGGGAGTAGAAGCAGGTCAGGTGTGAAATGAAAGACAAGATGTGGATCGTTGTCTCACTCTCACTCTTACTTAATATTATTCTTGCAGTTTGTTTGGCGTGGGACTTGGTTATCTTTTTAAAACTTTGGGGGGTGAAGTGAGGTGTGACGACTTATTTTTGTCAGATTTTCACAAGCCAATCGGCTGGGACGGTAAAGATTTTAGAGAAACATTTAAGACGGAAGAGCGCCCTTTTATTACTACAGAAGAGTTCAATTGGGATGGTACTGTTAGTAAAATCGAAAATAGACTGATTTGGGGTGATAATCTTTCAGTGATGCGATCACTGCCTTCGGAGTCTATTGATTTAATCTATATAGATCCCCCCTTCTTCTCTGGTCGCAACTATAATTGTATTTTCGGTGACGACGACGAGGTTCGCACATTTAGTGACATTTGGGATGGAGGCTTGCCTACTTACCTCGCCTGGATGAATGCAAGACTTTGGGAAATGAAACGGCTTCTCAAACAAACTGGAAATTTAGTTGTTCACTTGGACAAACACGCCTGTCATTATGTAAAGATTGAGTTAGACAAAATGTTCGGTCCAGATAATTTTCAGAATGAGATTATTTGGTCTTATCGAACTGGCGGAGCTAGTAAAAGAAGATTTGGCCATAAGCATGACAACTTATATTGGTACAGTAAAGATCCAAAAAAATATTTTTATAATTGCATTAAGGAACGTATTTATTATGAGAAGCCATTCTTCAGCCCTCAAGTGGATGAACAAGGAAGATATTATGCAGATATTCTTCCTGATGATACTTGGGAAGTTAAAGCTGTTCTAAATATTAGCAAAGAACGAATTGGTTATCCAACCCAGAAACCAGAGGAACTGCTTTCTAAGATCATCAATGCGCTTTCAAAGCCAGGAGATCTCGTTGCTGATTTCTTCTCCGGTGGCGGCACAACGGTTGCTGTTGCCGAGAAACTTGAAAGAAAGTGGCTGGGTGTCGATGTTTCCAGAATTGCAGTTTCAGTAGCCCGAGATAGAATCAAATCAATTTATCAAAAGAAAACCGGTATTGAGATAAAACACGCGAAGCCTGAATTTGGATTTTTGGTTCAAAGTTATGGTTGAATTTAAGGAACAATACGACAAACAGATCGGTCCAATACCAAACAACAAATAATTAAAAAGATTTTTACAAATAGAGGGGCAAAATGAAAGCAGGAGAAAAAACAAATCTAGTCGTGAAATTTCTTTACGACATGGGACACAATAACATTGCAAAACGCATTGAAGAGAGCTTGCAGCACGAAGAAATAACGCAACGTTATGGGAAGAAGCTGGAAGAAAAAAACCTTGAGATCATGCATCTAAGAAATAGAATTGACGAATTAAATGCGCAGGTGAAATTCATGCGCGACGTAATGGAGAAAGTAAATGGACGCGAATCTTTCACACTTGAGAACAGTCGGACGCTCAGTTTTCTCAGAGACCAAAGACCTTCTTGATCCTTGGATTACTTACGCAGAATTTAAAGAATCAATCGCGCGGCGATCGATGTATTTTGAGGTTCTGCGGCGTATGCCAATGCAGAAAGTTCACGAATTAGCGAAAGTTTTCCCTCGCAAATATCAGGAGCAACTTATTCACGAACTGCAAATGTATATTATGTTCGACAAGGGAGAGTTTACTTGCAATCATTTGTGGCGAAATTTTGCTGACGTGAAGAAAAGATGCTGCATCAAATGCAAAGTCGAGGAGGACTTGAATGAAAATGATGATCGAGAATGCGGACTTAGCGAAAGTCGGCAAAACTCTGTCGAGACGTGACGAGATTGCGTCGCGATTGGCTCAAGGGCTTTTGGCACAAGGAAGAAAGCCTGATCTGAGCGTTATTGTCGATGCCTACGCAATGGCGGATCAAATGATTAAGATTTCTGAAGACAAACAACCACAAATAGAAACAAAAAAGGAGAGAATATGAGTGAAGTTGAAAATACAGAGACGCAGCCCACAGCGAGAAAAGCCGCATCTCCGGTCGAGGTAAACGACGAGGGAAAGTTTGCAGCAAACAACATTGAGGGTCAATATAGAATTGCACAAATTTTTCATAAAAGCGGGTTGGTGCCCAAAGCGTTCGACAGCGCCGAAAAAGTCCTGGTCGGAATGCAGTTTGCGCGCGAGTTGGGATTGGAACCGCTGTCAGGCTTGAGGAACATTGCCGTCGTAAACGGGCAACCGAGCATCTGGGGGGAGTTGCCGCTGAAATTGGCATATCAAACTCGTCAATTGGAGCACATAGAGGAATTCGTGATCGACAAAGATTACAACAAAATTTGTTTGGAAAATAAAAATCTTACGGCAGAACCTTGGGCTGGGGTCTGCAGGCTTAAACGCAATGCGTTGCCAATGGTTGAGGCGACGTTCACGTTAGACGAAGCCAAACGCGCAGGATTGCTCGACAAGAAGTCCCCCTGGCAAACGTACCCAAAGATCATGCTGATGCGAAGGGCGCGCAGCCAGGCTCTTAAAATCGCGTTTCCAGACGCTATTGGGGGAGCTCCGATCGCGGAGTATGACTTCAATTACACACCAACGTCTGATGAAGCCCGTGACGTGACGCGCCAAGGCGTAGAAATTGTGTCCGGAGCCGATAAAATCAATCAACTTTTGCGCGAGCCCGCCGATAATTAAAGTGCGCTGAATCACAGTCACACGTTCCCCAAGGTTCCACGCTCGGTTTCATAAGCGCAGCCCCGTTGAAGAAATTCAGCGGGGTTTTTATTTTTAAAACGTCAACAAAACGACTCACCCCGAACTTGCGAAAAATCCCACAATTCAAGAAACTGGCCCGCGCTTCACGTTTTAACTTGCTCGCCGTCCCACTTGTGTGGTGCATTGAATAAGAGGTGAATGCTATATGCCCGCAGGACGACCCACAAAGTATAAACCCGAGTATTGTCAGCAACTTGTCGATTGGATGAGCAAGGGCAATTCCTTCTGGTCATTTGCCGCCGAGTGCGACGTTTGTTTTGAAACTCTTTCTGCTTGGACACGCGAATATCCTGAATTTCTGGAAGCCAAAAGAATCGGATATTCAAAATTGCTCAAATTTGACGAGCAATTGGCTCTCACGGGAAGCTCGGGACAGCTCACTCGAATAGCGAAGGTTGAACGCATAACTGATCCAAAAACCGGAGAAACGCGCGAAATAAAACACTACGAACCCGCGTCTTTCGGACAATCTTACACGATCTTTAAAATGAAAAACCGATATCCGAAGTTATATCGGGACAAGATCGTCATTGACGAGGCCTCGGCGAACCCCGAACGTCTTGGGAAGAAATTGCGGGAATTGATGGCCGATCCCGAATTGGCCGAAGCTGCGAAAAAACTCGCGCGCAAGTTGAGCTCGAATAATGACGAAAAAGAATCAGACGACGAATGAATTCTGGCGCATATATCCGTCCACTTACGCGCACTACTGCTCGGGCGAAAAATTCAAGATATTCCGTCACATAGAATACATTGAGGACAAAATCTACGACTCCCTTTTGAACGGCGGCGGGCGATTTATAATAACGATTCCGCCACGCCACGGAAAATCTGAATTTCTTTCAAAATGGATTCCGGCCTGGTATTTGGACACATTCGATGATCGAAACGTGATTTTGACTTCGTACGGAGACGACCTTGCGACGGGTTTTGGCCGTTGGGTGCGCAATCATTTTGAATACAACGAACACGCTTTGAGCGCGTTGAGCGCAGACTCGTCAGCAGCAAACAGATTTCGTTTGAAAGACGGCGGTGAAATGATAACGGCGGGTATTGGAGGTCCAATCACGGGGCGAGGCGGTCACTTGCTGATGATCGACGACCCTTACAAAAACTGGGTGGACGCGAATTCAGCTAATTACAGACAAACGGTGCGCGATTGGTTTGACACCACGTTCTACACGCGTCAGGAACCAAACGCGACAATCATTTTGATTCAAACGCGCTGGCATCATGACGATCTTGCTGGATATTTGATCAACGATCACTCAGACGACTGGGAACTCATCAGTTTGCCCGCGCTCGCCGAAGAAAATGACCCTTTGGGAAGAATATACGGGCAGGCGTTATGCAGAGACCGTTACGACGAAAACGCGCTGATGGCGATTAAAAACGGAATGGCCGATCAACATTGGCAAGCATTATATCAACAAAGACCAACGAAGGCCGGCGGCGAAATTATCAAACGCGAATGGTGGGGGTTCTACGACGTTGCCCCCGTTTGTCAATGGAAGGTTCAATTCTGGGACACGGCTCAAAAACCAGGCTTATCTAACGACTATTCCGTTTGCGCAACTTGGGGCAAAACTCACAACGGCTACTATTTGCTGGACCTTTTTCGGAGAAAACTTGAGGCACCCGATTTGGAGCAAGCAATAATACAACAATATAACAAGTGGAAACCTAACGAAGTCCAGATTGAAGACAAATCGTCCGGCAGTTCAATGATTCAATACGCCAGACGAAACACAACAATTCCAATCAAAGCCTACGAGCCAGGAACAAAAGATAAAGTTTTGCGGGCAATCGAGGCCACGCCAATGTTGAGGGCTGGAAAGTGTTTTTTGCCTCGACAAGCGTCTTGGTTGAGTGATTTCATAACAGAGCATGAGCAATTTCCGGCATCAGAACACGACGACCAAGTTGACACGACTTCACAGATGGCCGACTATTTTAAAAACTTCAATCAATACCAACCGAGGATAACCTTTCTATGAACTTTATCGATAGAATCAAATATATTTTCGGCTCAAAAGCGAGCCAAGGTCGCATCGCAATGTCTATGGAACGCCTCGGGCAACCCGTCACAACGCCAGAAAATTATTTGGGCTACTCAAAAGAAGGCTATCAAAAAAACGTCACGGTTTATCGATGCGTACGAATGATTGCTACAGCCGCAGCCGGAATAAAGTGGGAAGTTTATCAAAACGATCGCGAAGTGACTTCAGGTCCAGTGAATCAACTTCTTTCACAACCAAACCCAATGCAGGGTTGGGCGTCTTTTTTCGAAAGCGTCGTTGGGTATTACATGATTTCGGGGAATACATACATTGAAGGCGCAGGGCCAACTCCAACATCGCCGCCTCGGGAGCTTTGGTCGTTGCGACCTGATTTGTTCAAAATTGTGCCAAACGCTTTTGGCGGAGTCGGACAATATGTTTTCAAAACCGCGCAAGTAGAAAAAAAATGGGACGTTGATCCTGTCACGGGACGTTCGAAAATTCATCACGTAAAGATGTTCAACCCACTTGATATTTGGTACGGAATGAGTCCGATTCAGTCCGTCATTTTGAATGTCGATCAGGCTAACGCCGCCAACCGATGGAATTTGGCTTTGCTTCAGAACATGGCGCAGCCGTCGGGCGTGTTGAAAGTTGAATCAACGGACGCAAACCCTGGCGGTATGTTGACTTCAGAACAGCGCGCGATTTTGCAAAGAAGTCTGGAAGAAAGATATAGCGGTCCAAAAAACGTCGCGCGGCCTATGCTTCTTGAGGGCGGAATGTCGTGGGAGCAAATCGGCTTGAGTCCCAAGGACATGGAATGGCTCGAAGGCAAAAAAGTCACAGCTTCGGACATTTGCAACGCATTTGGAGTTCCGGCGCAGCTGTTGGGCTTTGGGCAATCGACCTATGCAAATTATAAAGAAGCCAAGGATGCCTTTTACATTGACACAATAATGCCGCTGATGGATTTGTTCGAATATGAATTTACGAAATATATCCGTCAATGGTTCGGCCAACAATACACATTAAAATACGACCGCGACGACATCGAAGCTCTCACCGAAAAACGACAAGCCAAGTATGCTTCAATCAACAACTTGAATTTTGTCACTCAAAATGAAAAGCGCGTGATGGCTGGATTTGAAGAACAAGAAGGTTGGGATGTTTATTTAATTGGCAATTCTTTAATTGCCAGACCAGAAGAAATGTCGTTGAATGATTCCACGCCTCAACAAACAAACAGCGAGGCGGAGGAAGGAGACGACAATGGCGAAGAAAAAAACGTCAAAAAAAGCAACGAAGAAAAAACCAGCGACGAAGAAATAATTGGAGATGACGGGGAGGTGAAGGAGTTTAAAAACTTCAACCTCCTCAATGACAAAGAAAAACGAACAGCGTGGAAGAGAGCAAACGCTCTAAGACAAAGACTGGAGAAACCTTTTGCTCGCAGTCTGGAGCAGGATTTTGAAGAACTCGCGCGCGACCTCGAAAAAGCAGCCGAAGGAAAAGAAGACCCCAAGCTACTTGAGTATGCTTTACAGAAAGCCATTGACGCGGGAATGGCGGATATATCGAAAACAATTGCCCGACACATTAAATTCACCGTTCAGGACTTTGGATCGCGAGTCTTTAGAGAAGCTAAATCTGTCGGATTGGTTGTTGAAACTAAGGCTAATGAACGCACCTGGGAACAGTGGGCTGATAGCTATATTAAACGCCGAACTGGAGAAGCAATCACAGCCATCGAAGGCACGACCCGCAAGAAAGTCCGCGAAGTCGTCAAAAAACTGACTTCTGAAAACATTCGCGACGCATCGTCCGACGGATCAGACGAACCCGTCAATTTTGCAAAAGAATTGAGAGCGCGTTTCGAAGAGCTCACCCCCGCTCGTGCCGCTATGATTGCGCGCACAGAAACCTCTATGGCTTCAAACAACGCAACCATTGAAGCCGCAAAAGCATTAGAGATTCCTGGATTGAAGAAAGAATGGATCAGCGTGCAAGACGACAGAACAAGAGACGGCGGCAATTCTGGCAACGAAGCAAATCACTTAGAAATGAACGGTGTAAGAATTGATCTTGACGAAAAATTCACAGTACCGCCGGACACAGACATGGACGGCCCTGGAGATCCAGCTGGCGGCGCGGATCAAGTCATAAATTGCCGATGTACTTTGGCGTTCACAGCATCGAGGTAACAAGTGCAGATTGCAGGACCGCGCAACAAACAAGGTCCAGTCGGACCACAAGGCCCACAAGGCCCCGCGGGCCCATCTGGCCCAGCACCAGAACACGAATGGCGCGGTACGGAATTGCGTTTTAGAAACCCTGACGGCAGTTGGGGACCTTGGGTTGATCTTGAGGGACCAAAGGGAAAAGACGGCAAAGACGGGAAACCTGGACCTCGCGGACCTCGCGGGATGCCTGGAGAACCAGGAGCGGGCGGTTCTCGGATTGAAATTGAGCGAATTGCTGACGTAGAGATTTCTGCAGGGAAGGCCGTGTTTGCCATATCCCCGACACACGTCGACAAATCAGACGCATTTGTTTTGGGCAAACAATTCTGCATAGGAGTCGCGCGCACTGCTGCGGATGCCGGACAACCAATTCGAATCATCACAGACGGCGTTTTTGAGGACACAATGTTTGCGTCGTTTCAATTGAACAAATCAATTTGGGTCGCTGCCGACGGAACCCTGACGCAAACTAGACCAACTTCTGGGGTTTTGCTTGAAGTTGGTTATTATCTTGGACAGAATAAAATCGAAATTGAAATACAAAGACCTATCAAGTTGCTGGGAGTTTAAGCATGAGCAATAAGTTTTTATCAATAGGACCGGAAAACATTGAGGAGTCACAGGCGGCCACAATCAGCTTGGGATTGCCTACGGCCAACACAATCATATCGACGGGACCAAATGGAAAGCTGCACCCGTCTTTTCTTCCCACGGGCGTAGGTCCGGACCTTCTTGTGGCTCCAGCAACTGAGAATTTGTCAGCCGGAGACTATGTGAACATCTGGGACAACGGCGGAACTCAATCTGTGAGACTGGCTGATAGAAGCAACGGTCGTCAAGCTCACGGGTTCGTGAAAGCCGCAGTGAATTCGGGAGACTTGGCCGAAGTATTTTTCGAGGGCGCAAACGACGCCTTGAGCGGGTTGACTCCAAGCGCAAGATATTTTCTAGGCACTAACGGCAATCCCGTAACGCCTGGACCGACTGGTCCTGGATTGTGGCAATTTTTAGGGATTGCTGTCAGCGCAACGGCTATCAACACCGACATTGACGACGCGATTGTGAGGATTTAGTGCAATTAAAGCCTTTAATCTTAGGAAGCGATCGAATATCCGAGGCGGGTTCAAACGACAGGCTTGCAACGAACAACTTTTCTTATCGTCAAATAGATTCGGGAGAGCAGGTCACTGTTCACTCTGATCAGCAGATGCTTGTAAATAATTCTGTCAGAGTTGACGGAGAATTTCGCGTCGATGGTGAGGCTTTTGTTTTTGAATCTCCACAGCCGCAGACTTTGCCAACAATTCCAGGAGACAACTATTCACATTTTGAGGTTCTGACGCAGAAACAGATTCCGTCTGGACAAGAAATGATCTTGTCGGCCTTTGTTCGCATTGAAAGCGAGTTGCAAGTCGATGGTCAAATGACTATTCTTGGAAGCGTTGAGGAAGAAACTTCAACTGTGATTCCGTTTCGAATTTCTGCGGGAAAAACATTTAACATTGCACAGGATTTTGAGCATTATTTTAGAGAATTTGTATCAATCGCAGGCGGCTTGAAAGTGTCCGGCCAGTTTGCAGTAGGAGCATAAAATGGCAGTAATTTACGTCGGCAATAGACCTTTTCCAATAACGCCAAACCCACAAGCTGGTGACCATTATTTGGGGTTAGATTCATCGAACGGCAATCGTCTGACGAGACAAGATTCTGCCGGAGTTGTAAAAGACCTCGAGAGCGGCTTGAGTTATACTGACGCTGACGCCGTTGCGGCAATTCAGGCCGAGATCACGGGCGCAACACAAATCCCATTGTCGCAATTAAGAATCGCAGATGAATTATATTTGAGAAATGTTTCTTCCGGAGATTTTTTCAAAGTCCGAGTCAAAGACATTCAAAGAACTGACCCAGACCGATTTTCTCAGATTTTTGATGACTTTGTAGGCGGATCTGCAACAAGTTTTTTTACGTCTTTTGTTTCTGGAACGGGAGCCTCTCATCAGACAGGAACTTATGGGCAAGATCTGACTGAAAACGCTATCGGAGTTCTTCAATCTGACACTGGAACAGTGTCCAACGGAAGAGCTGG